ACCTGTTAATAGTTTTTCTAATGTTGTTAAATGAGATTGTACGACTGAATAGTATATCATGTCTGCTCCCATTAAGTTATATAGATCGTTCATTCTAAATTGATACATCATATCAAACAGCTGTCCATCTTTTGTATTGTTGGTAGCTGCTCCACCGAAATTAAATACTCTTGTTATTCCTAATATGTTATTAGAAATAGGGAGATACCCATTTTCGATATCCCCCTTAATATAAAAGTCCGTTGCGCCCAATGTCGCTGTAGCTCCTGACATACTACCAGTGATTTGTTCTGATGCAACGAAAGTTCCAGATTTCATTAACTCCACATATATGAACTGACCCGTTGAGTCCGAACTGTCTGCTTTGGCAATGGCACCGGAAGTTCCGCCCACCAAATTCTCTCCCCTAGTAAAATTAGATGCTAGGTTGGCAGTAAGCTTTATCTTAGAACCTACTACTTGATGTTTGACAAATGTCTTTTCTACACCATCGAAATGATACTCTTGAAAGAACTGCAAGGAGTCGTCTATACGATCCGAGAGTTGACTCTCATCAACATTTATCTCAATCACAGGATGCCCTAGTCGCCTAAGGCAATAGTCCTGTAAGTCTGTTCTGCTAGCTAAAGCCATCTTCTACCTACCTTAATTTAATTTAGTACCACTGACATTATATATAGCCGTTCCAGTGATTGTAGCTGTTGAGCCCTCTCCTGGTGTGTGAGAAATAGTAACACCATCTCCTCCACTTACTTGCGTCATATAATTACCAGTTGTATCTGTTCCTAAAGCAACACTATTGGCTGCAATTGTTAATGCTGTAGCAACATTACCACTACCATCTACTGAACCTGTACCAGTTACATCACCTGTATAAGATAATGTTCTAGCCGTTGTCCAAGCACCTGCTGTTGTAGCAGTTGCTGCGTTTCCTGTAGTATTTTGGTCTCCCTCTGCGTTAACACCGGGTAAGTTAATGTCTGCTGAACCATTAAATGAAACACCAGCAATACTTCTAGCTGTTGCTAGTACTGTTGCAGTACCCGCATTACCTGTAGTATCTTGGTTACCAGATGCGTTAACACCAGGTAAGTTAATGTTTGCTGTACCATCAAAAGATACTCCACCAATATTTCTAGCATTAGCTAATGCTGTTGTTGTTGCTGAATTACCTGTTGTTGAACCTGCACTACCACTTATGTTTCCTGTAACATCACCTGTAAGATTACCGAATACGGTAGTTACATTTAAGTTCTTATTAAGGTTCCATCTATCATCAGATGAGGAATAAGTAAGGGTTGCTGATGAACCGTCTACTGTAAGTCCTGCCCCGTTAGCTGCTGCTGCGTCGGCTGCACCTTGGGCTACTGTGATGTTAAGATCTGCAACTGTTAAAGTTGTAGAGCTAACTGTTGATGTTGTACCTTGAACTGTAAGGTTTCCTGTTACTGTTAAAGCATCACTTACTTGTACAATACCTGTACCATTACCTGCTAATACTAAGTTAGTATCAGTAGATTTTGATGTAAGTGAGTCTGATATTAGACCTGAACCAAATGTAATTCCGTTACCTGCTGAGTTAGTAATATTATTACCGTCCTCAATTTGTACCGTAGATTTAAGTGCAATAAGACCAGTTCCTGTAGCATCCAATTGGACGTCTCCAGAACCTGATGTTTGTACACTAACATTTTGGTTAGCATCCGCAGATACAACAATTGAACCTGAGGAATCTTCTAATACTTTCTGTCCATTAACATATAAAGAACCAGGTCCTACAAACACATCACTCCATTGAAGTGATGAGCTACCAAGTGAGAATGTATCATCTGTACTTGGAAATAGTCCTGAGGAAGTCATGTTCATAACTTCTGTTCCTGCTGCGTCGAATCTAATCTTGTCTTCGTCTGCAGACTCTTCTACTTGTATTTTAGTATCGGCATCGGCATCTGTGATACCTTTTGCTATTACTGTATTAAAAGTAGGGTTACTAGTTGTTGCTATAACCTGAGGTATACTAAAAGTAGTACCTGTAAGTGTGACACCTGTTCCTGCTGTATAAGTAGTATCTGTGTCTGTTGCATTTATTGTTGTTCCAGATATTGCTAGGTTTGTACCTAAATCTAAAAACGCAGTTGCACCTGCGCTATCATCCCAAAATATAATTTGATCATCATTTGGGTCTGCTAAGCTTTCTAAGCCTAAGTGTGATAAGTTTACTGTAGCACTACCGCTAGTTGCGCCTCCTGAAAGTCCTGTGCCTGCTACGACCGCCGTTATATCTCCTGCTTCTATCTCAGAAAATCTGGCTAGTCGTATACCGCCTGCTGTTGAACCGTCATGGACACGAACTGTATCTAGCGTAGTATCTACGGAAATCTCACCTACCGCACCAGTGAAAGCTTCATTTTGAGCGGTTGTTCCGCGTCTAAATTGTACTTGTGTTGGCATTGTTTTCTCCTAAAAAATTAATATGTTCCGCCGTCTATGCTAGATCCATCATCCATGGCACTAGCTGATATTGTTCCAGAAATGTTTCCTATTGGAACATTTCCACTAATGTTACCTGCCGAAGCGAGCATAAGCTCAGTTCCGCCAGCTGTACTCCCATCATGGACCCTAATAGAATTATTTGTTGTGTTTATTGAAAGCTCACCTACCGCCCCTGTGAACGCATTGTTCTGGGTGGTTGTGCCTCTTCTAAACTGTACTGTAACTGCCATCTATTTGTCTCCTTTTAAAATAGGTTTATAGTTTAACTGAAGGCCCCAAGGTCTTCTGTTGCTAAACGATATTTTATTGCTGTATTCAGATCGTATATTTGATCCAACAATTCACCGAAGGCATCTGTGCTTAAAGCCGATGCCACCGAACCATAATCTCCTGTTGGAAAAACTAACGACTGATCGCTTTCAGTAAAATTCGCAACCGTTATAATAGAATCATTGGAGTCTCTTACAAATAATTTCTTATCTGCTGTATTAAGAGCAATTTCACCTGCAACTAGATCGCTAGTTGATGGTGCCGATGACGCTGTTTCCGATTTCTTTATTTTTATTACCGTTGCCATTGTTTTGTTTCCTTAGTTTATGATTCTGTATTCTCAAAATTGGGATCAGGGATTAATGGCAAAGGGCCATCAACTCTTCGATTGTAACCTTTAGGTCTAGGTGCCCTCACCATTGGTGTTTTGGGTTCCTGTACCTCAGGTTCTACAGTTGTCTCAACAATAGGTTCTGGAGTAGGCTCTGGCTCAGGTTGAGAGTAAGTACTCTGTTCCTGAGGCATAGGCTGGGGCTCCGTTGGAACCTCAGCCTGTTCTGCCTGTCTCTCTTTAACTAGTTGTTCTTCCTGCAATCTTATCTGTTCTCTTTTCTCGAAAATACCGAGTCTTGTTTTTAATAAAATATTTTCTTGGTTCAAGCTATTAACCTGATTTGCCAAGTTATTAATATATTCATTTAATAATTGTTCGTCCATCTCAATATCTATCCTATTTTATAATGTTAGTATGAACCGCCGTCAACATTACCAAACTCTGGTGTACCACCAGCGCCTGCTTGTAATATTTGACCTTGTGTTCCTGCTGCTGTAACTTGTAAAACACCTGTTCCATTACCAAACAAAATACCTTTGCTTGTGAATGAGCCAACTCCAGTACCACCATCTGCTACTACTAAATCAGTGATACCAGTTATAGTACCGCCTGTTATAGTTGCTGATGAAGATTCTAAGTTTGCTACTAAAGTTCCAACTGTATAGCCAGTACCTGAGGTATTAACTGTTGTAGTTGGTGCTTCTTGTAGGTCTTTAAAGATTTTCCATTTTCCAGAGTCGTTCGCGTCTCTGAATAAACCACCGTGTAAATCTTGTGATCCACTAGTGTCAAACAAACCATACAGACCAATGTCAACGACATCAGATGTATTGTTGCCTGTAGCTAATGAGATCAATGGATCTGCTACGGATAATGTTGTAGAATCTACAGTAGTTGTTGTTCCTGATACAGTTAAGTTACCTGAAACAGTAGCGTTTCCGCCAATTGTTACATCGTCTGGTAAACCAATCTGTATTTGATTGTTTGAAACTGTTGTTTCTATTTCGTTTGCTGTACCCACAAAGTTAAGAGTATCTGTACCTACTGTTACAACATCATCAGAACCGGAGTCTCCACCGATTGTTAATGCTGAGCTAGTAGCTGCTGTTGATACTGCTGTTAATCTTCCTTGTGCGTCAACTGTGATAACAGGAATAGTACTTGCTGAACCATATGATCCTGCTGATACTGCTGTGTCATCTAGAGTATGAGTAACTGCGTTACCCGATACTGATGATGTAATACCTGTTCCACCTGTTAGAGTGAATGTCTCTGCGTCTGTAATTGCTCCAGTACCAGAATCACCGGCTATGCCGACGTCTGTCATATGTGCTTGAGCATCTACATAGGCTTTAACTGACTGTTGAGTTGGGATAAGTGTAGCACTATCTGATGCCATGTTATCTTCATCAACAAAAGCTGTGGCTGTAATTGTGCCATCTGTAAGAGAACCGAATGTTACAAGACCCGTCATGTTAGCTGTTGCGCCTGCAATGCTACCTGTTACGTCTCCTGTTAGATTTCCTGTTACTGCGCCTACTATAATGTTACCTGAGCCATCTCTTTTAACGATTGTCGATGCTGTATTAGCATTCGTCGCTGCGTCAACTAGATCTGTGTAGTACTTACCACCAATTGCTTGGATAGCTTCGTTACCACCTGAATCTATAGATGAAACATATAGTTTCGCTGCTGCACCTGAACCGGATCTATCTTCAGCATAAGCCAATTCACCTTCTACTAAGTCCGAAGCTGCTGGAGCTGCTGATCCCGTAGATCTTTTAATTTGAATTGTTGTTGCCATTTATTTTCTCCTAGTTAAATGTCTTTTTTAAATAATATAATATAAAGCTTTATAATATAGTTAAA